GCGTGGAATGCCTCGTGGTACTCAGTACCTTTCACAGCCCGGTCGCTCACCTCAACGGCACCTTTCTCAAAGATACCGTACCCGAGGAGACCGTTACGCTCGATGATGCCCTTGACCCGTTTGAACGGAACAGCGCTCATGTTCTTAGCCCACCACTCTTCGGCCTCTTTCATGTCAACCTCAGTGGCCCGGTCTGCGTTGTTAGAAGACTCAGCAGCAGCAACCGTAAGGAAGCTAAAGTCTAAGTCGCCTTCTACGTCAAACGCGTTGTCGCCTTCCGGGACAGTCGGGTCTTCAGTCATAAGACCGTTAAGCAAAGCTTTACCGCTTAGCTTAGTAATAGGCTTTACTTCACCACCCGTCAACACGGTAGCAGTCATAGTCAACTGCGTCTTCATGGTGTTCTCGTTAGAGAAGCTCTTGTCTTTGTCGCCCTCATTATAGGGGTAGGCCGGTGCAAGAGGGTGCGTCCAGCTAATGACGTTGCCATCTCCGTCTACCACAGGTGAGTGGCCCAGCTTCATCTCAGAAGCCACGAAGTCAGAGATGCCTTCAAACTTAGTACCACCAACAGTAAAGGACTCGTCAGTGTTAAACGCAGACTCACCTTGGTCAAGCTTGACTGCGATGTCAACGTTCATGTTAGGAATAATCTCCTCAAGCGGAGTGCTCCACTGCCCGTCGCGGTAGATAGACACCGCCAAATTCTCTGGGCTTTCAGGTACCTTAATATTGCGGTTGTCTGCAAAGATAGCAAACACACCGGGCTCAATCTCTTTGACAATGTTACTACCGATGATGTTCTGCGCACGTGCAATGCTATCAAGCGTAGGGTCGGCAAGCTCCGTAATAAGGTCACGGGTAATACGCTCGCCGTTGTTCAGCATGCTCACAGTCTGGCCCGGCATCTTAACCCAGATAACCTCGCCTGCACTTTCAATCGGCACAAACAATGCACCAGACTCGTGGCGGCTAAGGTTAAATCCGTCCTGTTGGTGACGTGTCTCGTTGTACCCGTACGGCGTAATTGGAGCAGCACGCTCACCACTACGCTTCAAGGACATCTCCATGCCGCCCGTGTTAGGCATCATCAGAGCGATACCGTGACGGCGGATAGATGCACCCACACCATACTGCTCAGCTCGCACCTCCATGCTGCTGTCCATGATGAGGCTACCCTGCGCCTTGTTACCAAAGCTAGTCTCACCGAAGTTAAGGTTAACAGGAAAAGACACGGGGTTAGTCATGTTTTTCCCGTTAGCCGTGTGCATCTCCCACAACTGCTGGCGCAAAGCGTGCATCTGTGCAGCCCGCTCAAAGTGCTCAGCCTGCGTAGGTCCAGTCATCATGCGATTCTCATGGCTACGTACCTCGCCTACACGTGAGCCAACACCAAACCCGTCTACAGATTTCTGACGGAACATCAAGCCTTTGTTCTTGCCACCTTTAATGACACTGGTACTCTCAGCCATACCACGTCTGTGTGCAGCCATCATAAGCGCACTCGTGTTTGGCAGTGTACCAAGACGCTGGTCTCCTACAAAGATGTCCAGTGCCAAGGTGTCGCCTTTACCGCTAGGGCGGTACTGACGGCGGCCTTTCTTGTTCTTCTTGGTAAGCAGGCTATCAGCAGAGTGCGTGTCCTTAAGAGCATCAAAGACCTCAACGCTTGGGATAGGCGTAGTGTCGCCTACAACACGGATAGTAACAGGCTCTGTGTTAGCGCCTGAAATAACCTCTTGCAACAGCAGCATCTGGTCCTTAGTCAGGCTCTCGTTCATAACGATAGGCCCGCTAGCAGTGTGCACAAGGTAAGGCTCGCCACGATGACGGTCGTAATCGACTGACAGCTTCTCCGTAAAGAACTGAATCAAGTCAGGGGTTTCGATGGTAACAGTACCGGGCTCCAGCTCTACCGTAGTAACAGGCTGGTTATCCTGAGGGTCCTCGTCTTTAGTATTGTCCTTGCCCGGGTCCGGTGCATCGTCCGGGTCAGGCTCTGCGTTGTTAACCGTAGGCTCAGCCAGTCCGTTAAGCTCAGCCAACGGAGTGTGAGCAATCATGCCCAAGTAGTCAGCGCGGCCAGTCACGATAGCGTTCAACTCTTCCTTGCTCAGGCTGTCGTTCGTGTCGTAGCTAACGTCAACCGGGATAATGCCAATCTCAGGGACAGGACGTCCGAGTTGGTTCATGAGCATCAAGCGGTAAGCAGACAGCTGCTTTTGGTGCTTTTGCTCCAAAGTAGGAGAGCCTTTGTAGCTCTTATCCCCGGGGCCGTACTTGGCTTTACCCGAGCGAACTGCCACAGCGTCGCCCAAAGGAATAGATACAACCTTCTTCTTCGACGCTGCGTTACGGATAGTCTTCATGTCGTAGACACGGAAGTTACCCTCGGCGTCTACAGTCAACAGGTCAACCGTACCAGCAACACCAGATGCACTAGCGTCTAAGTTGCTGACATCCATGTCGTTAAACAGAACGACGTCCTTGGCAATAACCTTCTCACCGTTAGCAACAAACTGTGCCTCCAGCTCCATGAGCTGCAGCGCAAGCTTCTCTTGCAACTCAGTCGGCAAGTGGGGGTATGCCTCTGGTGTGCGCACATTGCCGTCCATAAAGTCACGAACAAACTCGTCAACCGAGTTACCAATGTTAGAAGACGGAATGCCAAACGTGTCAGAGAAAGACTCCTCTTTAGCGTTAGGGCCTTTCATCCACGTAGTCGTGCGAACGTAACGCTGACCAGTACGGCTGTCAACGTAGTGCGTGCCTTCCTCGTTTAGCTCAACGTACTTGCTGTTCTCAAGCAGCGTGTCAATGTCCTTCTGTACCTCAGTCGGAACCTGTACATCTTTACTACGCTCTTGCTCCTTTTGGGTCTCGTTGTTCTTAGCTTGGTTGACCATGTCCGACAGGGCATCGTCAATCTCCTGCTCCTCTTCGGTAGTCTCGGCGGTCTTCTTCAGTGCCTCGAGCTCTTCCTTAGTCTTAGCTTCCTTCTTAGCCTCTTTACGCTTCTTAGTACGCTCCTTCTCTTTGTTAGCCCTGCGCTCTTCAGACTGCTCGACCAGCTTGTCAATGTTCTCGTCACTCAAGAATGCAGCACGTTGCTTAGCAAGCTCGGCCTCTTGGAAGTCCAGCTCAATCTCGCTCTGCAAAACATCGTCTGCTTTGTTCTCACCAACCTCTTGGATAGGCGTGCCCTCGGTAACAATGTCTTCCGTAGTACCTGCCTTAGCAGTCTCGACACCTGTCTTTGCAGCCTCTACCGCAGCATTAGCTTCAATCAACTCCTCAGCAAGCTGCCGCTTAGCAGACTCGTTGTCTGACTGGTTAGCAACAGCAGCCTTAAGGCTTTCGACCTTAGCCATAGCAAGGTCAAGCTTTTCGTTTGCTGCAGCAACAGCGGCTGTATCAACCGTGGTGTTTTGCTCAACCTTACCAACGATGCGCTCGGTCATAGCCTGCACAACCTCTCGGCCACCCATAGCTTCTTCAAGCCGCTCGATTACCTTGGCATCCTGCTCCTCTTCCTTATTTAGGTATTCGTTGAGGTAGTGCCACATAATCTCCTGCTTGCGCTCTTCGCTCTTAGGCAGGCCTTGCAACTTACGCGTATTAGATTCGCGCTTGTTAACAATCTGGTTGGCAATAAAGTCGTGCTGCAGGAGTTGGTTCATTACCTCCATGCCCGTGTCTTCCTCAAGGCCAAGCTCTTGCACTACAAGCTGTCCTTTCTCGACAGACTGCTCGGCAACCGTAAACTGATTAGCAACGTCGCTAAGCGTCTGCTCAATCATACGCTGGCTGTGCCCTTCTTCGCGCAGGGCTTCCTCGAACTGAGCCAGTTGAATCTCTAACAGGTCAGCCGTTCCGCTGTATGCAGACTCGGCTCCCATTCCAAAGGCCTCTGCAGTGACAGCCTCACGCACCGCCTCACGTTGAGCACGAATGTCGCCAGTCTTACTAGCAGCATCAACCTTCTTACCAATCTCAGCAAGGGCCTTTTTACGCGTTTCGATTTGCTCCATGATTTTCTCATGGTTACGCGTAGCCTTGCCACGGCCAATGACGGAACCGCCACCTGCCATCACGCCTCCACCCAGAGCGCCAAGGAATGCAGACTCCCACAGGTGGTCATCAGCAACGTATTCATTGAAGCGGTCACCAAACTTAGTTTGCTCGCCTCCAGAAATCTGACGACCAAGGTAACGACCTTCATTCTCACCAATAAAGTTAATAGCTTCCTCAATACCCTCGGTACCAGCTTCAAACAATGTAGCGCTCAGACCCTTAGCCCGTGCAACGTTACGCTGCGCACGCGTCAGCTCTTTACCAGCAGCTGCTGCCTTTTGCTGAGCGCCCTTGAGACCACGACGCACACCCCTCGTACCTTTAAGGGCCTTTGAGAGTGCACCCATGTGCAGGAGGTCAAAGCCAATGTTTAGGCTGTTCACCTTGTAGGACTGCAACGAGGCTTGTCCTGCCACGTACTCAGCAAGCTCCTCCTTAGTGGGTTGGTGTCCCAACTCCTCAACAGCGGCACGCCATGCGGTGGTACCCTTGAACTGCTCGACACCTCCGTCAGCATTAGCAATGTCAGTGTAAGCCTGCTCGTACACGTCGTGGGCAGAACGCATGTTCTCCGCGTGACGCATAGCCACAGCACCACCAAACTGACGACCGATAGCGGAACCAATGTTACCAGCTTTGGCAACGCTAGCCAACTCTTCAGCTTTGTCCAAAGTCTTACCAATCTTGTTCAGCTTGTTCAGCGTGCGCCCTGCCTTTGACATAACCTTAGCAGCCACAAAGCCAGCACCCAAACCGGGGACAAACATAGAGGCAGTAGACGCAAGAGATGGCAGGTTCTTAGCCCACCACTTGACGTTCATTACGTCCATAGTCTCTCCGGCCCGCAGGTCGTAGATTTCGTTGCCATCTTCAAAGCTGCCCCGGACTTCTTGCCCAAGCATCTCAAGGAAGTTGCGCTCTGTGTTCTTCGGGTCGTTCAACGTGTCCCAGTTAAACAGCGCACCAATACCTTCTATACCACCGCCGACGACTTCGCCCACAGCGTTCATGGCTCCACGGCCCAATGCTTCCCAGCCAGACTGGTTCAGAGCAGCAGACTCAAAGTTGTCATAGCGACCGAACTGTGTCGTGTCGTCCATGAACTCCTTGGTCTCGTCAAAGCTCCGTGCCTGCTCGGTAGGCCCTTGGCTAAAGGAAAGGTTGTTAAAGTTCAGACCGTACTCAGGGGTATTCGATATAGAATTTCCTGATGTTTCTGGGTTTGGGGTATTAGTTCCCCCATCCGTGGTGTTCTCCTCAGACATTACTTAGTGTTCTGTATAGGTTGGGTGTGCCGTCACTGTGTTTTATTCAGCTCGACACCAATGCCAGACAAGATACCAGCAAGTGTACTGGCGTCTTGTGAATTGATAGCGTTTGTAAGAGTAGCAGCAGCCTCTGGGTTGCTAGCCAACATGTTCTTGCCGTTAACGTTTACGGTATAATCGCCGTCAGCATCTCGCTCCAAAGTGGCCATGCCGTTCATGCGGTTAGAAAAACGAGCCAACGGGATAGTCACGTTAGTGTCACCATTAAATGCACGGCTAGTAGCTGTACGCGCCTCTGCTCCAAGATTAGGGTTGAGTCCCATGGCTGACTTACCGAGTTGTGCGTAGTTAACGTTCGTGCCGTCACCGTAGCCCTTCTTAATACCTTGATTAAAGCGCTGAGCGGTGAGACCAAAGCGGTCTGCCGGCATCTTAATATACACAATTTCTTCGACACCTTCAGCATTCGTGACCTTAAATTCTCCATAATCTGAAGATTGTCCAAAGCCGATAAGCTCGCCCGTTTTGTACCCTGCTGCAGCAAAGTCCTCTTGTCCTACCATAGTAGGCTTACCAGTCTCAGGGTCAAGCATTTCAACCTGCGCCTGACCACCAACTTGGGTCCAAGCATTCTGGCGAAGCTTAGTAACATCACCTGAGCTGTAGCCCATGTCTTGCAAAGCAATGTGTGCCTCCTCGATAACCATGTTGGTAGTCGTGGTGCTGTACTTATCTGCAAAGGCATTACCCGCACCGTCGCCGTAAGCGTCACCAAACCAGTCGTTTACGCCATTGCTGCTCAACTTACGTCCAAGCGTGTCGCTAATCTCACCAGCCTCTCCATACTTATTAAGGTGCCAACGCTTGTAGTTCATCGTGTTACCCAGCTGCATCTCATCAATACCGTCCATGCCGGTTTCTTTGATGTACTCAACAAGGTGCTTGTCCTGCACGCTAGCAGCTTCTTGTCCAAGCTGATTAGTGTAGAACTCAACAAACTCTTGTTTTACAACGTCGTTAGCAGGCGAGTCGTCTGTACGCAACTGTCGAATAATACCGCGTGCATCCATACCACGGAACGCGCCGTGAGTCTCGTCAACCATAGACGGACCTGCGTGCGTAGCACCAACGCCGGTACCAAAGCCGCTACCACTACCGCTGCCCGTACCTTCTTTAGGAAGTGCCTGACTCTTAATGTCGTACTGTGGGTTAGTAATAGCAGACACCTGCGGCTGAATCAACTGCATAGCGTAAGCTTTTGGGTCCATTCCGTAAAAGCCAGCAGCTTCTTGAATTTGCTTAACAACCGTCGGGTCGTTCATCAACGTACCCATCAGCACCTGTGATGCTTGTTCGGGCGTAATGTACTTCTTAGTCTTCGTGTTAAGGAAGCGGCCGTCGATAGTCTGGATAACATCCTGCTGCTGCTTAATAGTCTTAGCAGCGTCAGTCAGCGTCTTGTTAATGTCCTTGTGCTCGTACAGGGAGTCAAACTTCAGCTTGTCTCCAGCAGCAGCACCTCCGTAATTAGCAAGCTTGTTAGCTGCAATACCAGCAACAATGTCACCACCAAACTTTGTAGGGTCTTCGTCGAACTTAGCCTGCCAGTCTTGGTACGCTTTGTAGTTACTACGAGCAACTTTTAGGTTGTCGTTGTTAGCATACTGACGGGACAGTGCTTTAATCTGCCGTTGGCTTTGATGTGGGTTCTTAGCGAGCTCCTCAATCTGTGTACGGATTTCTTTTTGCGACTCATTAAACATCGCGTCATCTTGCTTCAGATGTGAGTCTTGACGGAACGCATCTTCAAGAGCGTCTTCCTGTGCATAGAACTGGTCAGCCCGACGAGTGCGAGCTGCCATAGCCTGAGCCATCTCGTTGACGGGTGCGCCAATGTAGGTGCTAACGTAAGGGTTAGCCCGGAACTTGTCAAATACAGACATTATTTGTTGCGTTCTTCATCAGTTGCGCCAAGGTTGTACGGGTCGTACGCCTCGCGCATGTACTTCATTCTTTCACGGTCAAGAGCGTTTCGCTGAAAGTCCGTGTACATACCGCCCAACGTCTGCCCCATGCTTTGACGCATTCGGTTCAAAGACGCAATACGGTCATTCTCAAAGTCAACCCCACGCTGCTGATTCTGTGCTTGAATCATTGCGTTCTGGTTGATAGTGTCATTCATCATGCGCAAGTTCTGATTGCGCAGCTGCGCTTCTTGCGAAGCCTCGTTACCAAGCAGGTTAGACATAGACTGCTGTGTAGCCTGTTGACCTGCACGCCGCATAGCAGCTGCAACCACAGGGTTAGACACGTTAGCCGAGATAGCAGCAGCACTACGTGCCTCTGCATCTTTAATCTGCTGCATCTGTTTGCCCACCTGAATGTCGGTGTTCATAGCCTGCACACGCTGCATTGGCATATCCACAGGACCCTCAAGGTTCTTCATCTGCTTCATGCTTGCCATCGTAGGCAGCATCTGTGCAAGGCCACCAGCCAGCATACCAATAGCCTGCGGGTTGGCTTTGATGCCGGCACCAATCTTATCGCCAAACTCCTGCAAACGCGTAGTCTTAGTAGGGATAGTAGGGTCAGTAGACAGGTCTTGAGGACCACCAAGTATGCTACGCTGACTACCACCGGGGTAGTACGCGTCACCCTTAGCGGTATTAAGAATACGCTCAGGGCCGAGCATATCAATAGGCTCGATAGGCGTAAACTCAGGACGCTGTAGGGTTGGTGCCGCACCACTACCAGACCCACCACTGGTTTGCGGTGCAGGAGCGGGTGCGGGAGCATCTTCCGGAGTAATTGTTACTGTGTCAAGAACTTGGTTGCCATTAGAATCAGTGCCGGGAGTAGGGTTAATTCCCGTGCCACCTAGCATTGTTCTAACGCTAGGATTAACATCAGATTGCACAACGCCGTCCTCCGAGTACACGCCACCAAGCACATTGCTAATCATAGCACTAGTGCCGTTGTTCTGCGCGTCACGAAGCATAGGCTCCGTCATAGCAACGTTCTTACCTCCAATCTGACGAATAAACATTTTACCGCCTCGGTTAAAGATTCCGGGCGTACCGTCATAGGGTACTGCAGTGAGGGCGTTAGAGCTAGTAAGCTCTTCGTACGGGTTCTCTTTGTTTGCGTTAGTTGCAATAACCTTGTCAGTTTCCGCTTGTCGCTGGTCAGCAAGTCTTTGCTCGTCGTTGCGGTTGTCTCGAGGAATGCCGTCAAATCCTTTAGAAGGGTCAATACCCATACGCTCTGCAGCGCCTATCTTTAAACCTAGGGCTTGCATTTCTGCAAACTGTTCTGGGTTAATAATACCTCTACCGCGTCGAGCCTTTTCAAAGTTTTTATAACGGGTGTAATCGCTAGTAGTAAACCCCGCGTCCTCTATAACAAGGTTAGGGTTGTCAATAGTTTCTTGACCGTATGTACCTCGGTCGCCTGTAGAAGTGCCGTCCCATCCTTGCAGCGGGTCAATGCCTGCAGCAATAGCCGCTTCAAACAAAGGGACCATCCGCTTAATGTGTGGGTCTGTAACAGAGTTGTCGCCGTAACCCTGACTGCGGTTATACCGCTTGTGGTCAAGATACTGCTGGTATTGCTTAGCGGTAAAGCCGCCCTCGGCGTACTTAGTTTTACCTCCGTACATCTTCTTCTGCTTACTAGCTTCTTGAGCGTCAAACAGCTCGTCTATGCCAGCAGATAGTTGTTGCAGCCTGCGGTTATAATCAGCAATACCGCTACGGTTTCCCGTGCGGTTTGCCTCTGCCAGTCCCTTTTCGTACGTGGCTTTCTTACCAGAGAGCTGCTTCATCATAGCAGCGTATGTATTCTTCTTAGCCATTAGAGCTTACTTAGCTTTGCCATAAGCGCAGAGTCCACTGTCAGCTTATTGCTGTAGATGCGCGCACCTTTATCGTCGGACATATCTACGCCGCCCTGCTTGTGGCTAGGTCCTTTAATCTCGTATTCTTGCGAGCTCACCTCAGAGATGCCGCCCTTACCAAACACCTTGGGCTTGTCGCCTTGCTGGTATTGAATCATCTCACCACCCTCTGCTTCATACTGCGGACCTAAAGTCGTGCCGCCCAGCGCGTGCTGACCGCCCTGCATGCGAGCAAAGTCTTTCATGTAATCATTCTGACCTGAGTAGCTCCAGCCAGAGCTAGGGCTGTACGTAGGCTTTGCCTGTTGGTAGCCGTACATTGCAATGTCATTAATGTTTACGCCAGCAGGTAGCTGCTTTGCAAAGTCCGTAGAAGGCATAAGCTGACCGTCAACGTAAAAGTCCATAGAAGGCCTAGCGTTAGGGTCCATACTGTTGCCGTAGTTAGGCATAGCAAAATAACGCTCACCTCCGGGAGGGTCAGTAGGACCACCCATACTAAAACGTGGAGTGCTGTTTCCCGTAACAGGAAATGCGTCAAGTGCTGCATTCATCTGCTGAAGCTTCATCTGCTCCTTCATAGCATTACGACGGCGCTCTGCTTCTCGCTCTGCCTCTTCTTGCCTACGTGACTCCTCGTTAAACTTGTTGCGTTGCATCAAGCCACCGGCTGCTCCAATAGCGCCACCAATAAGAGCGCCGGCAGGACCAAGGGCCATGCCCATAGCTGCGCCTTTAAGAGCGCCACTGCCTAGTGCGCCACCGGTTGACATGTGCCCATCAGCTTGGTCGGCTTGCGCAATAGCAGAACCTGCCATACCGCCAAACATTCCAAGCCCTTGGCCTGCTGCTGAACTCGTCCAACCTGCGCCTTGAGTAAACGCCCCAGTAGGAGGCGTAGTACCTCCGTCTAGGTACTTCTTAATACGCTTACGTTTCATAGTAGTAATGTATATGATTAGCGGCGCGCCATACGAGCAGTGGCCCCGACGTCCAACAAATATAGACGATTGCCGGTAGAATTCAAAGTTTCAAGGCGTAGAACTGCGTAATCACTGACAAAGCGCTTAAGGTTATACCAAGGCTTAGTAGTGTCTAGTATATCATTGTCAGTTCTAAAAGTAAGGTTGTCGCTATTAAACCAAGAGGCTGTCCAAGCATCATTAGAGTAATCTCGAAACTCATTAAACTGCCAACGGTTGTCTGTTAAACGGAAAGCGCTAGACGTATCTGATATTTGGTCATCGTTGTAAACACGCGCCCTGTCAAACGTTTCCGTCTTTACACCTGCGTTCTCTCCTTCGCCTGCACGCGTAATCCAATTAAAGTTTTGGAATACCTTTGGCATGTTTCCGGCCATATTAAACACAACATCTACAAAAGATGTAGTGTTACCCGCTGTGTCAACAACGCCCGTGTCTGTGTATGCAGTGCCGGGGTCAGCTGAGTTAAGGGCAAACACTGCGCTTAGGTTATCGTTACCATTAGCAGAGTTGCTACCGCCATTAGCAGACTCGTTAAATGCAAACAACTTATTGTACGTTTGCAGGTATTGATAAGGGGTGTAGCTGTGCTCAGAAGCCCAGCATTGATTGCGCAGGCTGTAGCTAATTGTAGTACCAGCAGCAGTGTAGTATGCACCAGCTCCAGCAAGATAACGCTTAGTAAACAAAAGACGGTTATTCTCTGGGTCAAAGCCAATAGTAAAACCACCCCGCTCTGAAGAAAAGATAGTAGGCTGCTCACCACTGCTAAGAGTCATGTACTGCGTATCAAGCGGAACAAAGTAATCTTGAAAGTAAGCGTTGAGGCCTTTGGCACTAAGCTCGTCTAGTTGATTGGTTAAGTTAAACACTCGCCCAGACTTTTGGTCAACCCATGTGTACCCAGCACGCGACAACAAAGTGTGGCTCCAATGAGAAACACCTGCAAACCCAGCGGCATCTACAAACAACTCTTGTGGAGGAGCTTGGAAAATGTCGCCTGACCCTACAAATACGTTCACCCCTGACGCATCAAAGTTAAACTTACTTCGAGTTTTAAAGATAGCATCTTCGTGGTGAATGATAAGGTCGTCTTGATAGTTCTCTACGTTTTGAATAGGCCCCTTACCAAACGAGTTGTCGTAGTAATCTGCTGCAGCAAACTGAGTCCACGCTACTTTAGTAGATTCGTAATTCTGTTTAGAGCTACGAATAATACGATTTGGATAGCTAGAAGCTTCAAGCGCGTTTTCAAGAGCAGGGAACGCAGACTTCTTTTCATTTAACAAAGTCCAGTGTTGCCCAAAGTTGTAGTTGTTTAATGTTTCTCCGTTAAAGAGTGTCTTGCCAGTAGCAACGCCCCACGAGTCTGCTAAGTTTTGCGTGTCCAAATAACCGTTAAGGTCGTTCTTGCTAGGCAGAATGTGAGTCCACGTAAAGTAACTACACTTGCCAATAGTATCATACCCAGTCGCATTATTAGCGTTAACGGTAGCGGAGTTAGCAGTATCCCCTCCGTGCATAAACTCTACAACCACAGGAGCAACCCACGTATCACCACCGCGCACAGGCTGGTTAGACTTATAAGTTCCAGCGCCGTTAATGTGCACCAAATCGTGCGTAGCTGCAAGCGGAAGGTTAGAGTAATCTATGTGGTAGTTGTCCTCGTCACGGTATATCACGGACATAGAACCCATCATACCACCCCAACCAAGGTACGTAGTGTCAGGAAGTTTACCAGTGCCCGTGCCCGCATCAATAGCATCTGCGCGGTAATACGTTGCTGCGCTATTACCGGGGTCTTCTCCGTACTCGTATACAGACCCGTAAGACACACTGCTTTTGTCGGGCATGTTGTCAAAGTCCCAAGATACAAAACCCGTAGCGTCGTCATTGTGAAAACCACCAAGAGCAGATGCAAAGTTGTAATTAACAACACTAACACCGTTACTGTCTGTGGGCGGCTCAACCTTTTGGTCAAAAGCAGCTTGCACGTGCCAGCCTCCTCCTGAGCGAGTTGTTGTGGTAATGTGCCCTAACTTCTCTTGGTGCGTACCTGCCGTAAAACTAGGATAGCCTGCGTCCCACACAGTAGATGGGTCAATGTCAAACGGAGAGCTGCCCGATACTTCAATGCCCAACACTGACTCACGGAACTCATTATCAAAATCTCCGTAAATAACGTTGTTAGGTAAGTATGCGTAATCTAAGCTAGTCCCAGACTCCATTGTATGACTCGCCTGTTCAAGATAAGACATACGCTTGTACACCTCCTCAATAGTCCAATCAGATACTTGAGGCTTAGTGATAAGCAAATACGGGTCGTAAATACGCAAACGATTATCATCGTGCCGCCACGTAGGGGCATAAGCTTTAATGCGACGCTCTGCTGCAGACTGCGGCTTAGCATAAAACATCTTGTAGCCTTGCACCTTGTTTGCAATAGATGCAGGAATAACGACATTGTCAAAGTACAGGCCCAGCGTTTGGTTGCACCATTCGTGGCTGTAGTCACTGACGTTCATACCGTCTACACCGCCATAGGCAGTATTTACAGATTCCCACATCTGCTTAGCCGTTGGCATTATGTGGTGACGCACGCCTGTATTGTCAAGGCTCTCATCCACCCACACCTGCTCACTGCTGTATTCATCAGCTGTGTTAACTGTGTAACCCGGACGGCCTGAGACATTCATGTTCCAAGTACCAGAGCCTTGGTTAATGTCTACATTTTCAAGCGCAACTGTAGCTGTGTTTAAACGCGCTGCACTGCTGTAGTCTCCGTCGTCGCCACCACCGGGAATGTGAAACGCTTGCGTCCACGTACCGTCTTTCTTGAGGAAAGCAATGTACAGCGCATACACTTCACCGGGCATAAAACCACCCAGCATTCCTTGGAAGTCGTCAGGCTGGTTTTGCCCGCCAACAATATTAAGCTCGTTACCGGCTCCGTTCCTGTTAGACGCAGACGGGGACCAGTCAAGAGACGTGTAGTTTGTAATACGCAAGTCGTAGCTATTCAAGATAGCCTGCGACAAAGCGTCAGGGCTATCAAGCTGAGCCGCGTCCCAACGGAAAGAGTAAAGCCCTTCTTCGTCTGTAGTCCAGTGCACGCTAATGTTGTTAGCAACAGCTTGCCCTTCCTCGTACGTAATGTCATCAGTAGACAGGTTAGCCAAGAACATGCGGTCGTCGCTGACAGCCACAGTCTGCGCAGACGTGTAGCTCAGCCTAGGAATCAACAAGGCGTCAGCAATAAGGCTAGCGGTGTTAGTGACTTCCTGTCCAGTAAACGCCCACTCTAAGTCTTCTTCAGTAATAGCAAAGCGGTCAGCGTAGATAACAGTCTCGGTGCCTTGCCAATCACGAATAGCGTAAACGCGAGCATAGTTATATCTTGTGTCCAGTCCGTAGAATTTCATCTTAGCGGAACCACGGAACCGTAGGTTCTCGTCAGTATTACCTGCACCAATCTGGTACGAGCCCATACTAGGGCCGTACTGTGTCAAGTTATCAGTTCCGTCCTGCACCTCGTAGGCAATCATAAAGGTGTAGTTACCTGCAAGGATGTTACCAGTGGTATCGTTAGCTCCTTCCTTTACAGGACGGGCCATAGGAAAGTTAGCTTCTGGAAAAACAAGGAAAGATTCAGTAGCAGGCGTGCCTGAGTATTGCAAATACTTTGGCTTGTTAAGCCCGTCTGTGTAGACAAGTATAAGCTCGTTTGCGCCATTAACATAACCTACGCCTTGAAAAGGGGTCTTTGCGTCAAAGCCAAGCCCTGTAGCACTGTGGGCTAAAACGGTGTAAGTTCCGTCAGGGTTAACTTCTACAACCTGTTCTAAGTGCGTAGCGGTGTGGTACTGATTAACAGTCGTCTCACGCGCCTTAATGCCAATAGCAATACGGTCTCCCGGTATTTTAAACTGGCCACAAATCTCCATGTTTTGAAACAAGAGATTCCCGTCGCTAAGATTAGGCAAGCTAATTTCAGGAGACATCTCTGTAGCAAGAGCCCCCGCAAGGTCATCAAGAATCATGTTACGAGCACGACGATAGGTACCGCCGGGCTGGTCAACATGAGCTACATCTTGGTTAATTCCTTTTAGTGGTTTCATCGTCCGAGGCGTCCTTGGGTTTCCTGACCTTGGAAGAAGTCCGCATGCGCATTCATGTTAGGTGCAAGCCGCACAAACATATTCTTCAAAGATTCCATCTTGTCAATACTTGGGAAGGCAAGGTCATTGCCAGCTGCAACGCAGTAGTGCCCCCACTTTTGGTCTGCTACCTGCCAGTTAAACACAGGGTGCACATAACCACCCATCATCATCTGACGAATAATGTACCACTCAAGCGCTTGCTTAACGTAGATGTTATCAGGGACCATAGGGAACCCGTCGCCGTCTACCGGATAGGCCGTGTAGTGCAGCTTAATAGTGCCTTCTTCAAAAGACGTAACAATATACCCTGCGTTTAGCAGGTAATAGTCTGTACCAAAGTTAGCGCTAGCAGCAGTTTGCGTACCAAAGTTAGGCTGGCTTTGGTCGTCATTAGGGTCAGTGTTGTAGACCGCAGAAGTGTAAACAGTGCCTGTGGTGTTAGGCTGTGCTGCTGTAGTGCGATTAGTGTCGTAGCCTGCAGTGTCTGTGCCAAACACAAGCGCTTGCCCGTTGTACTCAACTTGAATCAATTGGTACAAGTCACAAGGGATTGCAGCCCGGTGGCTGTCTACCGTAACCGTGCCTACCTTTTTTTCAAAGGCACCGTGATACCCAATGAAGTCAAGGGCCTCGCCAATCCATTCGACAGCATCCATTGTCCAAGAAGAATCCTTGGGCTTCAAGTCACGGAACACCTTGCCGATGACTTCTTTAGAGGAGATAAACTTGTAGTTCATTCTGAGTAGTTCATGCCGGCAAACGGGTCGTTGCGCAGTCGGTCAGTTAATTTCTTCCGCAGTCCTTTCTTCCCACCAGTAGGGTCAAAACGGTATGCAGACTTGTTTTTTACGAGGGCCTTACGCTTGTCCCACGCCCAGCGATAGTAAGTGTCGTCTGTCCAATAGACAAACCCTTCTTTCTTCCCCTGCTCCTCCCACAGCTTTAACGTTTCGTTCCAATCAATAGTACGAGCGTTAGGGCTACGCTTAATTTTCTTAATGCGTAGTGTGCCAAGGCGTTGCCCCATGTTAAAGATTGCTCCGTTGAGCAGCTCTTCTGCTAGCAGCTTCGAGAAAGACTCGAGGACTGCTCGGTAGTATTGGTATGTGACGTCAGTGTCTGAGTTAGCTTTCTTGTACGAAGAGTACATGTCCTTAGCTCCAAACCTTTCCTCACTTAAGTTCAATTTGCTCATCATCATCAGGTCTGTGCATACGCAGCTCAGCACCCATGATTGCCTGAGTAATGCGTTGCACCATATCCATCGTGATAGGGTACTCCGCGTCAGGGTCAATACAAGTAACACCGCCACCGCCTTGGGGTCCGCCCGTAGCTGGTGACTCCGCAACCATCTTAACATCAATGCACATGGCGCTAGAGTTGATGATACAGATGCGTCCGTTCTTGTAAAAGTACTTAGGCTGGTTGCCTGTAAACTTGCCGGTAATTGCGTAAGGCACTTGTTCCGGCGTAATGTACTGATAGCTCTCTTGTCCGTCAACTGCACCAACGTATAGGAACCCACTCGCATTCTTAGTATTTAGCGGTGTAGGAACTAACTCCTTCGTGCAAAGGATTTGGCAGGGGAGAGACACCCCGCATGCTTCGACAGCGTTAACCCACTCCATCTCAAACGTCAGGTTCTGGGCAAGGCGGTCAGGCAGATTAAAGTTCTGTGCACTATCACGGCGCACAAACAAGGCGCGGTAATACTCGACCATAAACTTCAAGCGCTCAAGAAGCACTGTGTTGGTAGAGTCACCCGCAGCCTCTGCGATGTTGTAGACAATTTGATTGAGAGAAGCCATTACTTACGAATCTTTTCGACAGTACGTCCGGCAAAGTATGCACCAAACGCAGTCAGCATAAGAACCTCAAGGAGGTCAATGTAGTTTTCAGGGGGCATAAACGTTATGCTTGCACCGTCCCAAATAGTCAATGTCATGTAGAAAACTGTTAATGCAATTAGCATTACAGGGCGGATAAACTTTGCCAGCTTAACATCCGCTTTTGCATCAGCCTCCCAACGACGGGTCACCTGTTCTTGAGCGCTTTGCTCCTCCTCAGCCGCAAGACGAGCAAACTCCATCTTTTGGTCCGCAGTCATCCCGGGGTCGCCCGCAACAACCTTAGCGATAGTCTTAATTAGACCTACGCCCGGTACCTCGTTGGCAACGTCACCAAGGATGTGAGGAGCAGCTCCGTTTAGGAACTTCCCCACCTTAGTGTCTTTGAACTTTTTCTTACCGTCACTCACGGCTTAAAGGTGTAGTTCAGGATAGTGAAGGCCCACTTGTTGTCCCCACGGTCCATGTAAAAATCAAGAACAGTCAGCTTGCCAATGCGAAGCTTAAACTGATACTTGTCGTTTTGTTTGTTGGGGTTACCCCAAGTATTGATAATACGCATCTTGTAAATATACGTTAGGTGCACTCAAAGGTCAAATTAAACTTGAACGCAATAGCTGCCGAAGCATCAGGGCTAGTGAAAGTAATAAAGAATGCGTCTCCGTCTTCAGGCATATTGTTAGTGCAATCAAAGTCAACACTATACACGGCACCAGAGTCAGAATTAAACGTCTGGGTAACAGAACCCATAAGAGAAATAGAGCCGTTGTCTGTGCCGCTAGTTAACGTGTGAATTCTCCACAACTCAAGCGTCAAGTCGTCGGTATACAAATCAGCGTCTCCTGCATTTGCTAAATAACCAACAACCCGCACATTTGTAAAATCAAACGGTGCAACAAATCCGTTGTGGAAATAACTGTCTACCTGACCGAAAATAGTACCGGGGTCGATAGAGCTAGAGTGGTTAGACTGAATGTCTTCCATACTTCCCTCATTGGCGTCACCATACCAACGGTTACCCGGGGTAGCAAGGGTACCTTTACCCGCTTTGCTAAAGTAAACCTTGTTACCACCACCACCAGACGGAGTTACCCATTCTAACTCTGTTCCAGCCGAAGGCCAAGCAAGTACTTGACCTTCAGTTCCATCTGCATCAGGAATTCCATAACGGCCATTGTAGAAGTTAATACCAGTCTCGTATGAAAACTCAAGAACCTCGGTCAACGTGCCATCTTTCATTACTTGAAATATTGCTGCACCGTCCTCAGACCCATCAGTAATATCCTGAGCACCTCCAAGAAAAGACACGTAGTCTACGTCTTGGTTAGCGCTATTCTTGCCCCGCATAGTAATCTGGCCCGTAACGTCGTCATCTGCAGGCGAAGTAGTGGGGTTATAAATAACAATATCGTTGTTAGGAGCACCATCCTCAGCGTGGTTATAAATCTTTGCACCACCGTTAAACTCGGCAGCAATCTTTACTGTACCCGCTTCAACTGTTTTAATGCAGAACATTGCATCCTCAGAGCCACTAGTGTCGTCAGTTAGGTACGTGTAAATATTAGCAGCTTCGAACTTTGCATTACTGCTGTTCATAGATTGCCAGCTAACGGACGGCAAAAAGACATTACTGCCGTCACCAAGAGAGCTCTTAAACAATTCTAATCCTACAGCTGCGTTAACGTTAGGAGAAGCAATAGAAGTTTTTGACTGGATTGCAGGCTCCGATACTGAGCTAAGTCCTACAATGCCGGCTGAGGTCAGCGACGAGTTAGCAATGCCTGTTACAGTTGCGGCTGAGGTTATCACCCCAGAACCCGTAGTACTAATGTTGCTCGAAATAGCAGTAAAACCACCTGCTGAAAGTACACCACTAGAATGGGTGGTATAAATCATGTTAGAAGTAGTACCGCCTACATCTGTAACTGTTTGCAAACTGAGTTGCTTAGGAACAAACGCGCTAGTGTCGTAAACTAATACGTCGTTATCAATAGCGGCAGCACTAGTAAGATTAACGTCGCTAAGGTCGTTAAGCTCATCAGCACCACCACCAGCTGTAGCAAAGCTTAGGTTGCCACTGCCGTCTGTTTTAATAACCTGCCCTGCAAGACCGTCTGCTGTTGGCATAGTGTACTCTTCGGCAATTGTAATTTCTTTACCGTGTACCTCTAGCCCTAACTCGTCTGTACCGCCTCTCCAGCTTTTAACTCTAAACACACTGTCCTCAGTACCAGAACTAGGGTCAGTAATTTTAACGTCTGCTCTTGCAAATGTTGTAGAGGAGGGGGCGTCGTTATTAGCCTGCCATACAATTGAGGGCATTAAATCATTGTCCTCAACAGTGTCTGTAGTGTTTATAGTAATAGCTGTACTAACGCTACTAGTTATTCCAGAATTTCTGAAAATAGCGCCCCCCATAGACGGGATGAGGGCTGTAGTAGAACCAGCGGTTAAAACTGAATTAAAATTAGGAGTAGGAACCACAATAGCTCCGGGCTGCCATTGACCTCCATTTGCCGTGGAGTAGAACAGTACATCGCTAGCGTCTAGACCGCCATTGGCAGTAAGGTCTACCGGGTAACCCCCAATAGAGTCAGCATCAGCGACGTTGTTCTGCCAAGACAAGACCCCTGCACTCGCGCCAGTTGCACGAGTAAGGATTTGGTTTTCATCAGGAGCAGTATGGGGGAGCGTGTAAACTCCCCCAATCTGCGTACCTAAAGTAGAAACTCTGAACTCAGACGTACCTGCTTGATTAAAAAGTTCAAGCAGGGTACCAGTGTTTTGGTCAGTCAACTTAAACTGTGTGTACGAAGACACGCCAGAGTCGTTGCTTCCGTTTACCTCAAGAGTAGTAGAAGCACCTCCTCCCTCAACAGTCAGCTTTCCAAGAACCTCAGCATTTTGTCTGATATCAGCCATGTTTCCTAATTGTATTATTCGTTAATCAAACGGTAAGTACTCTTCACCGTGTAGCCGCTAGCATCGGCAACCTTAATAGCAAGGTTTGAACCAGAAGTCGTAGCAGAAAAAACAGGCTCGTCTGCCTCAGAACCAATCTGGTTTGTAGAGATGTCCGTCAGCTCAACAGTACTACCGTCGGTAATAACCATCAACGTGCCTGTCCGCATGTTAGTACTGTCAGACAAGGAGTAGTGAAGCGTAATAGCACCATAACCACCTACAAGGCTTTCAGCCGTAATGACGTCAAGAGCAGCGTCAGTAGCATACGTCTTGCTGTCTTTCTTCCATGGAACAAAGTCTGTAGCAACAAGGTTGCTACCGTCAGACACAAGAATCTGACCGTCGCTACCAACAGCCGAAACCTCGTCAAGCTCAGTAATGCTTGTGTTACTCAGGTCGCTAATGTCAGTAGCTTCAATCAGAGCGTTGACCTCAGCATCAAAGTCAGAGATGTTGTCGTGGTCCAACGTAGTTGCTACGAGAGCACTGCCGCTAGAGACATACACTTGTCCGTTTGTTCCAAGGGCACCTACATCAGACAAGGCAGCAATGCTGTCTGTGGTATTCACCATATTAGCAATGTCCGTAGACGTAGCCAATCCAGCTTCAGCAGCCGTTTGGTTAATCCACTTACTAGTACCGGAGTTGTAAGCCAGCAGCTCGTTATCAGCAGGAGTACCTGAGATAACAGTGTCCGTCAACGAGCCAACAGAGTCACTCGTGCTCAGGTCGCCGATAGACGTAGGAACCAAGACGTTGGAGTTGTTAAACGCCAGCACTTTGTTTTCAGCTTGACCAGTAAGCGAAACGTTACTCAGGTCACCAATAGAAATGCTAAGCTCAGCAGCAGTCTGGTTAATCCACTCACTAGTAGAAGTGTCGTACGCTAGCACCTCGTTATCAGCAGGAGTACCTGAGATAGTAACATCACCGTGCGTACTGAGGTTGTGGTCGTTGTCTGCTTTACCCGCAAGGGCAGTAGTCATCGTACCAGCAAAGTTGTCATCGTCATTCAACGATTCAGCCAACTCATTCAACGTATCGAGGGCAGAAGGTGCAGAGTCAATGACGTTTGTGATAGCAGTAGTAACGTAAGACTCCGTAGCATATCCACTCAAAGCCGCAGACGTTATAAACGTATCCGAAAATGTAATTTGACTTTGCAAAATGGTCAACGCATCTTCGTGCTGCGTAACAAAGCCTTCTGCAATGTCAGCAGCAGCCAGACCCTCAAAGCCCCAATCCGCGCCGTCAAAGCGAAGGAAGTCGCCGTCGCTTGCGCCGCTAGTAACGTCACTTTCAACGTCAGTAAGACCAGCAAGGGTGGTAGTACCAATAGAGGTAGCAGCAACGTGGTCCCAAGAAGAACCGCTCCACTGCAGTACGTCTCCGGTAACAATACCGGAAGCGCTTTCAACATCGTTCAAGTCATGGATAGACTCGCCGGTAATGCCAGACAAGAAAGAACTAATGTCCTGCTGAGCAGCAAAACTAAGAGTTCCATTACCGTTTGTAGTCAATACATGCCCACTCGTACTACCGTCGTCGGCAGGGAATGTGTACTGTACGGCGTTAGAGGCGTTCAGCATTTGCAACCCTTGTACTCCAAGAGTGCCTTCTATTTCTGACGCTGCCTTAGCTACTAGGCCATTGCGCAGAATTGTTTCATTTGCCATAATAATATATTTTTATGATTAAACTCAAATGCGCGTGGCCTGCGCTTTGAAACTATAGCCATTTCCAGATACCACCTGCAGCGCAATGTGTGTGCCGCCAGACAGAATAGCAATAAACTCAGGATGAGTGCTTTCTGTTCCCTGTGGGTTTGTAGAGATGTCGGTTATTTCGATGCCCGTAGTGCCATCGTAATCAACCATAACTGTGCCGGTGCGAGAGCTTGAACCTCTAAGGTTGTAGCTGTAAGTCGCTCCGACAAAGTCTGCCACTGGCCAGCTGTCTACACTAGTAGCACTATCAGTACTGACAACAACCTCAAGACGAGAGTTAGAACTAACAAAGTTAGTGCCGTCATAAACGAGGTTGTCACCAGAATTAAGGTTGCTAGTGTCTACATCACTAAGCCCTGCAAGTGTAGTACCTGCAGCTCCAAGCGCTGTCCAGTTATTAGTGTTGGTCCACTCTGCGTCTGTTAGGCTTGTGCCATCATAGACGTAAGCAGTCGTGCCAACAAAGACCACAGTACCAAGGGCACGGTGGTTATCAAGTGCAATGTCTGCGTCTCCAATAGCATCACGCTCTGCAGTAGTGTCTACAAAGTAGATACCTTGCACGTCGCCGTCAATAGCGGAAACCGTGATGTAGTTCGCGTTGTTTTGGGTTATACTATCTGGAAACTTAATAGCCATTACGATACGGCAATTACGCTTCCAGCGGCGAAAGCATTAGTAACTTTTGAACGCAGTATTTGCATTCTCACGGACTCGCCGTGTTGGTTGGTCGAATCAAACTCACCGAGATAAATAACCGCAGTAGTTTGGTCTGCAGTGTCACCAGCATACAAATTGATGGAAGTGTTCTGCGTAATGTTGTTTACAGTAAAGGCAGCAGGAAGAATCCAATACACATAGTCGTAGCTGCCTGTGGCGGTAAAGCCAAGAGTAGATACACTGCTGATTAATCCAGATTCAATAACGTCAGAGCCAGTGCCATTAAGAGAAGAGTCTGCGTTAGCTAACATTAATTGTGCAGCAGAGCCCGGGTTTTGATTCAAGCTTTCAGCCCTATCCACGACCCAATAACGGAATCGTACTGTGCTAGACTTTGTGACCGAGTTAACCGAGCCTCCCTGTGAGTTCTGATGACCAGAGACCGTAAGTGTTGCAGCTCCTGTTCTTTGCGTAGTGCTAACACCAGCGTTGGAGTTTGTGACAAGCAAGTCACCACTAAAGGATGCCGTAGTAATACCGCCATCCGACGCAGGCGCAACACCGCCAACTCCAGTAATAAACGAGTCAGTAACATTGTACGTGCCACTAACTCCTGTATTGAGATTAGCATCGTTAGTAAACGCCAAAGAAAACGTCGTATCCGAAAACGAAGCGCCATGTTCAAAAGTTCCTGTAGTCCAGCCAGTTACGGACAAAGACGGCGCTTGATAAGACACCATCATTTGATTAAAGATGTCTTCAAAAGAGGTGCCGGCTGTAAGGGTAGTGCCTGCTGTTACATTGCCTACCGTGTCGGTTACTACAATGTCAGACTGCAGCACACCGCCGCTGGTAGTGAGAGAAACGGCAACCCAGTTAGTTCCGTTCCATTGCAAGTACTGCCCTGTCGTAGCGGTAGGAAGTACAGCAGATAAGTCAACAGCAGTCCAGTCGGTGCCATTGTACTGAAGGAGTTGCCCTGTGGTAGCAGAAGGTAAGGTTGTACCTTGTTGCGTAACGTTTTCTGAAAGCAGCAAGCCGGCATTCAACTCTACTCGAACTTGAGTAATGTTGTTTGTCAGCTCAACTACGTTCTTCTGAACGTTTTGTGTTAGGTCAAGGCGAGCCATTAGTACTTAAGTTCCTTGACTTTAAGCTTGCCGTATACAAGCTGAATAGAAGTACTGGCTTCTAGCAGGTCAATAATAAACCGGCCGTCACGAAACCCAAGGGCTTCAATGTTAGCAGAAGACACAGTAATAGTAAAGGCACCGTCTGTGCCGTCAGTTGTAAGGGCTCCGTTAAAAGTATCCGTCGTTTCGTCGTAGACGTTATCCGTAATACGGATGCGCGGAGTCTTGGCGGAAATGTCAATTGCGGTACCAGCGTTATCCTTGTAAACCAAAGACAGCGACAGGCCAGCGCCCTCAGATATAATAAGGTCGTACTTTGCTGCGGACATGCCAAACGTTTTATGCCCCGTACTTGTATAGCGTGGGGCTAGGTCAAATATAGGATAAATACCTCAGCTACGCAAACGGTAACTGGGGGTTTATGTCAAACAAACAAGCCCAGTATGTAGTCTGGGTTTAAATTAAAACCATCGTTTTTCCAGCCAACGGCGGACAGTTTTAACATATAGGCATCTTCAGGAAGGTCTAGCTTAACCACAGCATTTGCCGCTGCTGTTACGTTATCGTCGGTAAGCTCTGCAGACTTGCTCCACTTTAGCATGCTCCACAGAGTTCGTCCGTTCCCTCAAGGAAATTAGACAAGGTGGTAATCATGGCCTGAACCTCAGCCCGGTCTGTTTCGTTTGCAGCATTATTAGCTTTATACGTAAGTAAATCAAAGTATGCACGAGCCTTTACGTATTTCTGCGTGCTAGCTGCGGTTGTTTCGCAGTTGCACTGGCAGTTTATAACAGAGTCAGCTAAAGCATCAACAGCGGCAAGAATGGTAGGAATATGCAAGTGCAACCTATACCCAGTGTCGTCATTGTTGTAATTAATAGAGTAAGCGCCTTCTCCAAACGCAACAGCCGAGCCCGCAATAGCAGTGGTTTTTGTTGTGTCGCTATACAAAGAAGTGTTTGCATCGTCTGGAAAGCCAGCAGTAAGGCTAGCTACTGTAAGGCTCCAAGCTTCTACGCCTGTGGTTGTAAACGTAGCTCCTGCTGTAGACCACAGTGAGGTGTCATTGGCTTCGTCAATTTCTAACAATTGCCCAGCTGGAGTAACTACGTCATACCGGTCGTCTGCTTGGGCCACCTCGGAAGTAGCAATAACAAACTTAATACCATTAATAGTGCCAGTTGAAGGCACAGCAAATCTAAGGTATCCCATAATTCTTTATTAAAAAGAAAGGGGAGGAAGCGCTTGGCAACCTCCCCCTTCGAAGTTGTAGATACCTAGTATCAGGTATCGCTCAAAGTAGCACCATCGATAATAATGATGGTCACGTTCTCGACGTCTTGGTAAGAAGCACCGACGTTCTTGTCAAACTTAACATCAGAAACAATCTGCTTCGTGAGCACGTCGTAGTTAGCAGTGGCGCTAACACCGAGAGTCTGAATCACGTTTGGCTCGATGACTGGGAAACCAACACGGTTCGTGCGGCCAGCCTTAGTAACTTTGTTACCGGCAAACTCGATAGCCTGCGCGTTGGTCAAACCTTTGTTGAACTCAACACCGGTTCCGTCAGCAACCACAGCATCCTCGTTAGCAGCAATCTTGGCAATAACGTTAGCGGGGAAGGTGATGGTAATCGTACCGGAAGAGTCGCTAGCACCGTAAGCCTTGCCGTCTCCAACCTCGAGCTCAGCGGTGTTGATAGCGTCAGTAAGAGCAGTAGAGTCAACACCACGGAAAGTCTTCCGGGGGAACTGACGACGGCCGTTGGTTACGTCAATGATAGTCACAAAGAGCTCCTCACCGGCGGCAACGCCCGTAGTGTCCACGGTCATTGTGCCTTGAACAGCAGCGACGTAGAGGTCTGGAGTGTAACCTTCAGCAGTAGCGAGGGCACTAGCAGAAGTCTCACCAGCGAGGCCGTACTTGGTAATCTCAGCAGTAGTGACCGTGCGGCCAGCTGCGTTCTTGGTCTCATCGAGAGCACCAGTGGCTTGGACGATGAGAAGGGTGTCTTTGGTGTTAGCCATAAGAATATAGTTGTTTATTCAGATGTGAGTTGCTCAGCACTTGATGTCTGATAGCGCGGAGACTCAATCGCTTCAAGGATATTCTTGACCGCGATATCGACAATCTCCTGATGGGTGTGCTCAGCGAGCTCACAATCTTGACCGAAAGATAGGTCAATGTTTTGGGGAATCCTAATGTAGTCTGCAGTAATGCCTTCTAATATATAACTTTCGGCATCTTGATAGACTGAAACGTCGTCCTCAGAGATAGTACAAAGGGGTGAATTTAGCTGTGCCTTTGCAAAAGGATTTTGCTGCATGAAGTAAACTTCAGCGTTATCTACCACCCTCACAGGCACTTGGGCTTGCGGGCTTGTGACGGTAACCTTACCACAGTTATCCTTACGAATGTCCGCGCGAATGTTTACAAGATGCAGGTAGTCTGCGGGAAGGTCAACCTGACGCCACTCGGCCACAGTAGTCATGTCAAACGTGTCTGTGTAGTTTTGAACTACAATAGTCCGGATATCGTCTAGGCGCTTTTGGTTCCCTTCGAAACCAATACGCTTAACGTCACCCGTAATAAACGCGCGGTCTTTAATAAACCGCTCTTGTGCACGGTTTAGCCAATGGTCGCGTTCTTCCGTTGTAAAGAAGTCATACGCGTTTGCATTAACTCGTTGAAGCCCTTGCAATAGTGCGGTGTGCATTTCTTGTGCCGTCATGTTTCAAAGATAGTGAATAAGAGGGAGACCGCAAAGCCTCCCCCTATTGATTAAGTAAGTCCTGAAATTGTTACGTTCTGAATGTCGTTAGACGCCATGCTGTTAAGCTGCAACTTACCACGGTTCTGGTCCGAAGGGTATGCGTAGTTCCTTATACCGTTTGCAAAAGAGTCAGACGTTCCGTCACCCATCAGCCACACCTGTGTAGCGTAGTAACCGTAAACGGCGTTGAGTTGGAAGTTAGTCGTGACTGCTTGAGAACTCGGCAGACGGTAGTCGTTACCTACTTTGTAGTCGTTAAGCCACTTAACAGGGTCTGTAATCATTGTCTTGATTTCAGCATCAGTTGGCATATCCTGATTTCGCAGAAGAGTAGTTACCACCATGCTAGCAACCTTACCGTGGAAGTTGCGGTTACCCCCGCGACCACCGCTAGTAAAGTCTCCTGTAATGCCTCGGTCCATGCGGTCTCCTGTGTTTAGCCAAGTGGATGAGGTAGACAGGTTACTTCCGAGGGCAGCAAAGTCATCATCAGAGCTCATCATGCGAATGTCGAAGCAGTCCGCGAGGTTTGCAGCAGTAGCGTTAGATGCACTCAGACGGACACCATTGTGTGCGATGTAAATCGCGTACCACTGGTTAGTGGCCAACGTCCCTCCGCTAGTAATCTGGCATTCGTTCTCAGCGTTCTGCCTACCCCAGTACAGGTACAGGTTTTTACTAGCAGACAGTCTCAGCGCGATGTTATCAGCACTAGAGCTTGCTCCTGAGCCTTGGTTCCAGATGTGCTGGTTACTGTTGTTACCGTCAATCTTAAACACAATACAAGTAGCCCAAGGACGAGCGTAGTCATCGTTTGATGTCTTACCCGTAGCGGCAGTGTTAGCATTGACAAGACGAGCTTGTCCTCCCATCTGAATCGCGTTGTAGTAGTAGCTAGAGCTTACTTGCTTCAGGTGTTCGTTAGAGCCACTAAAGTCTACAGCTTTATCCCAGTCAGTTAAGATAGTAGGTGGAGTAGGTGCATTAAACTCACTAAGCCCTGTTGAGCTAATGTCCATTTGTGTGTTAACAGCGGCTACCGTAATCGTCTTGTTTCCTGTAACACCAGTGTCTCTAGTACCGGAAATAGTCCAAACGCCGCCGTCAGTATTAGACAGTTCAGCATCACCGCCTTGGCCGTTTTGCTTTGCAAGCGCTTCAACCACACCAGTTTTATTATTGAAGTAGTAGTTAAAGTTAGTGCCATCTGTCGCATTGTGGGATTGGGTTGTAGTAGAGCCTGCAGTTCCGTTGTTCACAACAGCAACTCCAATCGAGGTAGCAGATACGTACGTGTACTTAAAAGCAATCTCCCAGTCAGCATCATCGATGCTGCCCCACGTAGCAGTGCTTTTAGCAACGCCTATGTACACAGTGTCGTTAGCCTCAGTAAGGGCTGGAATAATCTGGTCTTTTCCAAAGAACTTGTTAATTTTAAACCTGCGCTCATCCCCAATCTCGTCGTTAAAGTTAACAGCGGTGCCATTGTCTAAAGTGTCAGAGTCTACAAGTCCGATAGAGCCAGTGACATGCGACCAGCCCGTAATTGGAGCAGACGGCACTGTCAAGTTAGTTACCGTCAAAGTCAGTGTGCCAACAGACGAGCCGTAGTCATTAGCCTTAGTTATTGTAATTGTGTACTCATCACTAGGGTTGTCCGTGTTGTTACCAGCCACTTCAGGGGCTGTGCCTGTAATAGTACCAGAAGTAGAGTTGTAAACTAGCCCTGCGGGAATACCTGTTACGTTATACGTAGCAACTTCACCAGCCGGCTTAATCTGAAAGTTAACGGTGCTGTTCTCGTCTACAGTCAAAGTCTGCGTACCGTACGAAGTAGGAGCGTAGTTTGCGTCATCACCAGTAGTGATTTCGTTGTACACAACACCCGTAGGAGGCGTAGGTGCAGAGCTCTGGTTGTGGAACGCGTAGCTCTGTGGCATGTACCACACCTGAGACGTAGGCGTCTCGTCTACGTAAGTGTGCGTGTGTGAAGCACCAGCACCATCTACAGCTGTACCATACTCCTCGTCGGCGTAGTTAGCTTCAAGCGGCGTAGAAAACAACGGGTAATCAAAGCTTCCGTCAGGAGACTCAATGAAGTACCACGTCAAGCTAGGCGCGGGGATAATAGTATTTACCGTCATGTTGCGAATACCCCGGAGCTCATTTGCCAAGGGCATTACAGCAACAAATCGGAACTCAGTCCCTGTAGCAGCGGCTGTCTCTGTACGACAAACTACAGTCCACTCACTGTTAATGTACGCAGAGATGTACGGGCGGTTGTCAGCATCAAGGCCGACGCGCCATTGCTCTACTGTGTTTACTGTAGAAGTAAAGCCCTCCTCGTCAAGACGACCAAGCGTAGAAGCAGGGTCTTTAAAAGTAAAAGGCGTGTTTTTAAGACGAAGGCGGAGGACAGACTTAACTGCGTTACCGGCCACGTCTTCATCAAGGTCAGCCACATCGTACGTGGTTTCGTCAAACAAACCAAAGGTCAGTCCTGTAGTGTTGTCCCAATTGCCACCCTCTTGACTAAACTCGTAATACTCTCCGGGCTCGTTAATCGTTTGATTAGAGTAGAAGCCGTTAGACGTATCGAAGTTTCCAGCCTCTGCTGTAGAGGTGTAACCAAGCCGCGTGCCAGTACCAGTCTCAGTAATGCGAGAACCGTACACAGTAAACGTAGCGCCAGTCGACTGAGTTGATTCCTCAGAGCTTGCGTTGCCCAAGTCAGACGTAATAGTACCACCAGACAGCACCTCGTTCAAGCGGTCTACCGCAGCAGCAAGTGTGTTAAAACCTGTAATACCTCCATTATTAACAGACGTGTTGTAGTAACGAAGCTTGGTGTAAACATTCTTGTTACCCCGAACAGTGCTAATGGTAATAGTGCCATCGCTTGCAGCTGTAGCAGACAAAGAGTTTACAGCATAGATATCACCGTTGCTAAAGAGCACCGTAGTGTTCGTATCCTCGCGCTGAGCATCAAGCACGTCATTTTGCGAGAAAATAAACGTACCTGTATTAGACAAGACGTTAGCGTTCTCTGTAATGTACTCGGCACACTCTGATGCATTTTCAAATGCGTTGTTGTCCTTATCTACAAACTGGGTGTAGGGCAGATTAAAAAACTCGTACACCGTAGCGCCTGACTCTTCAGAGCGTACGCTGTTAATTACGTTTACGTTGTTGCCGTTGTCTTCATTAATCTCACCAACCAAACACGCGTTCCAGTAAGTTGGGTTGGACGAACCAAAAAAGTTGATGCAGTTACCTGCGTCGTTACGTGCAATTCTAATAGCCATTTTAACGAATGATTGTTACCAGCATACCAAGCGGCTGGATAGTAATTGGGTTGTCAGATTTAATAGCAGGCAAGGATAGCGAGTTGACGTCTTCCTCAGACGCAATCCAAGCGCTAAGCTCTACACGGTTAAGATATGTGTTACCTACCGTACCTGTTCCGTAGAATACAGGCTGTGAGGTCAGGGGGAAAGTAAACGTAATGTCGTCTGACGGGTTACGGTTTGAGTACCAGAGGGCGGGCTCAATTGTAGTGTTTGCAATCTGTGGGATAGCATTAAAGTCAAAACGCACGCGAAGCTGGTCTCCGGGACGTAGGTCGCTAAGGTCAATACGGCCAGTGCTTCCTTCGTATCCCGTGCCTGATGAGGTGGGATACTCGGTGTCATAATCGTAGTCAAAGTCAAACAGACCATTTACTCCATCGGGCAGGTTTGCTCCTTGAAACAATCCAATACCTGTTACTCCTGTAGGAGTAGGGTCAGTCCAGTATGGGTTGTCTACTGCTGCGTGAACTGCACTGCTAAGAGAAAACACCTTGTACGTGCCTGCGTCTACTTCTGCTTGCGAGATAGAGATACCACCTCCGGCCTGCCAGACGTAGTTGTTACTAAGAGGCTTGTCAGCAAAAGCACCCGTGTGCTCGTAACCAGCTTGCCCTGCAAGTCCAGCTTCAAGGGCTGCTGTTGTGTCGCCTGCCGTTCTTTCGTTTTCGCTAGTAGTCTCTCCTCCAACAGTGCCGCTAATTAAGTCCCGCATCAACTCCGCTTCTCTGGCATCGTCAAAGTGAATTGCTTTGCCTTTATAAAGGACTTTATTACTTCTACGTCTTGACATGGAATGTGGTTTAGAAGGTCAATCTACGAGAAAAGGGGGAAAACTGCAATAGCTCCCCCCCTTTCAACATTCATTATATAGAATTAATCAGCTAAAAGCTTTAAGCTTAGCTTTAATATCCAACAGCATGGCGCTGTTCTTCTTAAGACCGAGGAAACGAATTGCTTGTTCCATGTCTTCTCCAAGAACTTCGTCGCCAAACAAGAAGGTGTTGCCGCTCTTACGGAGTACACCAGCCTCAACGCAGTCCCAAATCAAGGCAATAGTGTCAAGGTTCTTGTCAGTACAAATTCGGATAAACTCCTTAGGGTCTTCTTCCAACATGTCTTCAAGCTCCAACTCAACCTGCTGTGCCGTCAGGTCAGCGGTGCGTACACCCGCAGCCTTAAGCACGAGGACAGCGCGGTCATTGTCATCGCTCAAAAGAATGAGTTGCTTGTAAGCATCCTTACGCTGACGAGTATCTGCTACGGCAGCAGCCTCTTCTTTCTGCGGGTCGGAAATAAAGTAACGACCAGCGTTGCTGTTTTCATCCGTAGAAACGTGCGGATGGTCCATAGCAAAGCGGTACTTAATGTAGTCAACTACGTTGATAGGATTGCCCTCTTCATCCATAGCGATGTTAAGAGTAACTCCATCGGCGGGAACTTCAATAGTCAGGTTAGCAAAGTAACGGCGAGCCTCCTTAGCCCAACCAGCTTCGGTTGGTGCAATGCCAAGAATTTCAGGGAGCCACTTCTTTTGCTCAGCGATAGTCAATCCTTTAAGGATGTCACCGCCTTTAGTGTACACGGAGCCAATTCGACGCTTGGCTTCCACGTAAATATCGTCCGGGAGATTAGTCGTATTCGGACGACGGTAAATAAATACAGTCTTCTGCATATTAATATGTTGCTATAAAGGACCCAACGGGGTCGTTCTGTGCAACTAAGATACAGAAGCTGTGTTAATTTACCAAATCACTTCTTACGCGTCCTTCGCTTAGCCCGTGACACGCGGTCTGGCTTACCCCCGGCGTTTGCCTTACTAGCCTTTTCTCGAACCTTGCTACGCTTCTCGGACTTAGACATCTCACCGGACGTCTTGGGGGTCTTAGAATTAACACGCTTGCTTGGACGACAGTATGGATACGGCCGGTCCGAGCCACCCTTTGCAGACTTACGCCCACATGACTTACCAGTACGGACATCTTTCCAGTCCTCTTTAAACCAGCGGCGAAGGCTCACTTCTTCCGCTTCTTTTTATAGCCAGAGGCCGTCTTCTTCTTACCAGAAGAGTCGGGCTTACTGCCCTTACAAACTTGCACAGCGTAGCCGTTGGCGTAGGCTGACGGGTACACTTTGTACTTACGCTTGGCGGCAGCTTTACCGCGTGCACACAGCTTACCCATTATTTCCCGGTGTAATTCTTAGGACGAGGCTTAGCAGCCTTTGCGTTGCCACGAGTTCCGACTCCGTTAGCGTCAAACTTGTAGCCAGTCATGTTCTCGCACATATTGCGCTTTTCGCAACGGTGTCCGTTAAACTTGCCCATAGGCTTAGTATTGCCACCGTGCATCATCATCTCGCCTTTGGTCATGCCGCCATACGCGTACATGTCCTTAGAGGATTTGACGTCGCTAATCTTGGTAGCACCGCCCTTACCAAAAGAGACCATCTCGCCGCCTTTGGTTTTAAAGTTAGCCTTTTTACCTTTCTTCTTTTTCATCATGCCATTAGCATTTCCAGCGCTTGCGTGCTTTACGCAAACGTGAGTTAGGGTTTTTAGCTGCCTTCGGAAACTTTTTCATTTGTCCCGCAGACCGTGCACAGTAAGACTTCTTGCGCGCACCTCCGCCCGGTTGAGGGGCTTTGAGCTTGCTACCAGTCTTTTTATTAATACGCTTGCGACCTTTAGCAGTCAGACCACCCTTCTTAGACTTGCAACCATTGCTAATGTTGCAGCCTTTCATGGCACCTTTTTTCTTGCTTGAAGATTTCTTTTTAGCAGGCATATACTAATATAAACAAAAAAGGGGAGAGTCCAAACGACCCTCCCCCTTTTGTCAGAATTAGACTACGATTAGCCGGAAACGCCGCCGCCTGCAGGTGCAGACTCAGCAGGAGCTGCCATCAAAGGAGCTACGCGCGTGGCGCCCGGGAACGTAACAGAGTGCCACGTACCAATGTTTTCTGGGATAAGGTTGAAACGCCATCCGTTCAACACGTATCCGTTGTGCGCGGCCCATCCCAGATGGCCGGCTGAGGTAGAGGCGGTCTCCTTAACAGCAACACCGCAACCGTCGTACATGTAGTAAGTGTCAGCGTAACGGAACTCACACGTACCAGAAACAACAACATCCACAAAGTAGATAGCGTTATCTGTGCCAGTTTCGTACTCAGTGGGGGAGTGTGGGAGGGAGACGTGGTCCTGCCAGTTCATGGGGGCAGAGTCACGGGTTTCGTCTTTAGTCCTGTCGTATATACCCATAACAGTGATAGCGCTGCGGTCAACCCCGCTAGCGTCTTTGTCGTTAAGAGCGCGAAGAACTGGGGCGTAAGCAGCGCCTCCGGTAGGGTAGTACTGGTTGTCTACATCAGTAACTGGAATGTAGTTGCCCGTGTGATAGAGCATAGCGCCGTGGGACAGGCCGTCCTCGTTTGCAACAATAACAGGCATGCGAGCCGTGACATATGGACCGGCCTTAATAGGACGTCCCACAATATTGTATGTAGTCTGCTCCATGCTGAGGTATGCATTCTTCTCGTGAACACTAGAGAAGTAAACAGGCTTACCGTCAACGTAGACTTTAGACTTGAGGTTTTGATTTCTTGAATATTTAGGCATAATAAAGGAGATTTATTGCGCTAATATAAAATAAAAAAAGGGGAGCTCCAAACGGAACCCCCCTTTCTTATAAGACTAATGCTACTCTTAGCTAGCCACGCACTCGAGGTGCAGGCAGTTGGTAGCCCGGCGAATGCTGATACCGCTTTCCTTCAGGAAGTGGACAGCAGCTCCGTCAACGTCAGTAGCGCGGAGAGCGTTACCACCGAATCCGGGAGGCACGCTAGCACCGGCAACAGCCCAACGCATCAACTCGCGGCCCTTACGGGTCACCATAGCAACGTTGTTCTCACCGTCATAAACAGACATGTCGAGGAACACCATGCGGTAGGACTCCATTGGGAGACCAGTCACAGGGTGACGCTCTGCAGCCAAGGCACGAGCACCGTGGTCAAACAAAGGCAAGTGACGTACCGTGATGGTGTGACCGTCAATGTGCTGGTACTGAGTGAAGAATCCACCCAAGCTCAAGTTACGACCGGAACCGCTGATGAAAGCAGCAGGGTCAGTGTTCTTGATGTAAGCACCAGTAGACACCTCTTCCTTCATAGCGTTGTCGAACTCCTCCATTCCACCGAGGCCGGTGAAGAGAACGATGTTCATCTGAGCAGCGTCAGAAGCTCCATACAGAGCGTCACGCACAACAGACTTCAACTTAGCAGCAGTCAATTGGCTGTAAGTGTCAACGTTAGGAATCTGCTCGAGAACACCGGAACCGAGTGGCACAGGCTTTCCGTTCTCGTCAGTCTGGTGGATAACACCGTTAGCATCGCGGTTGTACTTGCTGTACCACATAGCGAGCTCGCACTCCTCCTTCCAACGCAGCATGTGCTGGTACTCTTCGAAATCGTACCAGAGGTTGGTAGTCCGTCCGCCGACGTTGAACTCAAAGTTCACAACGCGGTCAGGCATGTTGCCCTCGTAGCGGTAAGACTTACGCAACAGAGAAATCTGGTTGCGCATTTTGGATGGAGCGACCCAGTTGCTCTCAGTTCCACGTGAACCAGAGAATGCGTTAGCAGCAAACAACTGAACAGCGAGGATACCAGCGAGGTCAGAAGAGCTCACAGTAGTAGAGCTGTCAGAAGTCACCAACTGAACAGGGTACACGAAACCACCGGCACCGGGGGTGGGGTCACCCGTGATACGCAGCTGCGTGTTGTTTGTGTCACCAAATTCGATAACGTAGTTCTTGTTGAACCAGCGCTCAGCGAAAGTAACAGTACCACCAGCAACAGAGATGTCGGTGTTAGCAACAGCAGCAACAGACTTGTTGATGCGTCCCATCACCGGGTAATCATACTCGATGTCGTTGATGTACTTAACGTTGCCCAATCCCTCGGTCAAGAAAGAGAGTGGGAAACGCTTGTCTTCACGTCCGCTGAGGTGAGTAATCACCGGGGACAAAACGTCGGGTTGAGTAAGGAGAGCATTAGCCAACGAGTTCTCGTCGGTCATACCTTCGCTATTGAAGGTGTCCTCATACAACCGCAACTTCTTCAGATTATCAGCCATAACTGATTATTAGATTTGCGGGCTTACAGCAGGTCCTTCAGAGAAGGAATTGTGTTAGCCTTAGTTGTGCCCGATTTAGTGCGGGACTTCATACGGCTACCCGCACTCGGAGCAGCAGTGAGTTTAGACTTAAGAGCCGAAACCTTCTGAGTTGACGCCGCATTCGACGCCAGCTTCTTCAGGTCAAACCCTTGGTAGAGCAAGTACTCTACGGCAAGAGCCGTCTCTTGGTCAATATTTTGACGGTCGAGGTCCCGTTGCGTAGTGCCTTGCTCGTTCACTGGAGTGGTCATCCACTCATAGAACTTGCTGCGCTGACGCGTTGGAATCTGCATACCTTTCAAATTGCCTTGGTTGATGGAAGCCTGCACAGAGTTCCAATACTCTTCTGCAGCAGCGCGTTGCTGGATAGCCTCTTGCTCTTGTTGAGCGAGGAGCTGTTGCTTACGCTGTCCCTGATTAGCCTGCAGCTGACGCAAGTAAATGTTTGCGTTATCAGCCAAGATGCCGGCGTCTTCGTAAGACTCTACCATACGTGCGATGTCTTCATCACCAAAGCCCTGCTGCCGCATGCCGTCAATGAGAACCCGTCTTTGGATTGCTTCATTTTGGATGTCTACACTGTGGTAGTCCATCTCGGCTTGCTGTGCCTCGAAGTACTTGAGCGGGTCACCATTGTTGGCTCGATACTCGTAATACTCCTTGACGTCAGGCATTGACGCGAAAATCTTCTCCAGTTGCTCGCTAGCAATCTGTTGTCCTACGGCGGTAGTATACTCAGCAAGTCCGTCGTAGTCCTCGGCAAAGTCACCCTCCACTTCATAACCCAGCTTAGCGCCGAGTGTGGCGAACATACCAGCTTCTTGAGCTGGCTCAGCTGCGGGCTCCGCAACTTGTTCATTTGCCACAGGCTCATCAACGGTCTCTTGGACTTCGTCTTGAACCTCGGGGGTTTCTTCTACAGGGACTTCGGTGGCCGGCTCTGCTGCCTCTGCTTCCGTCGTCGTATCAGCTGCCTCTACAGGCTCAGCCGCTTGTTCTTGTTGGGTCTCCGCCGTTTCCGGGGCCGGAGAGCTATCGTTTAGCCAATCTACAGAACCGAGGTTCTCGATGCCCAGACCTTTGTTTTCTGACATTCTGTTGTAAAGTTATGTCATACGTTCCACCCATACAAGTGATTCGTATGATTTATTATCTATCGGACTTTTATGAATCCGTCTTTCCGTCGTTATCGTGGTCGGTATCTTTAGACACCGCGTTGATAGTTGCTACTTGAATCTTATTGTCGCGGTCCAATTGGTTTTGCTCACCTTCAAAGGCCTGCTCCATTTGAATCTTTTGCTGCTCGGCCTGTGCCTTGCCTTGCTCTAGTTGCTGGGCTGCCTGCTGTTGCATCTGTTGCAGTTCTTCTTGCTTCTTCTCAGCCTTGTTAGCTAGCTGTTTGATGCGTGCAAAGTTGTCAGCGTCAAGAATCTCAGCGATAGTACCAGCACCCGTGCCGTTTTGTGCAAGCGACATAGCCATCTGCCGCATGGTACGAATCTTTTCGTTTTCTTTGCTAGCGTTCTTGGCAAAGATGCCGAACTCACTCTCGCTGTACTGGGCGCCTTCGATGTCCAACCACTTGTTACGATAGTCGTCAGCGATGTACTGAATCTTCTTGCCCTCACGGAATGCGTGCTTAGATACGTCCAGCAGGCCTTGCATCTCTTTCTGCTCGAACTTCTCAAACTTACGGAAGATTTCCTCGGTCATTGCCGTGGACTGAGCAATAGCGTTTTCCGTCGTACCGGCACCATCAGAGGAAGTAATCTGTCCTTTGCGTTGGCGGCTGATACCTAGCAGCTCTTCCCACTCTTGCTTAATAGCTTGGAGTAGTTGCATCTGGGCAGCAATGTACTGACCAAGAGACATGTCAAGGACTTGGTACTGGTTGAAGCTAACCCGCTCGTTGTTCTTGCCCTCTGCGGTAGAGTCAATGAACGCAAAGCCCATAGCGTCAGCGTAGTACATAAACTTCTCTTCGTCCCAACCGTGGCGCTTCGGGATAGTGTTCATCTCGATGAGCGCAATCTTGTCTTTGTTCTTGGCAATCGTAAGCTCCATACGGTAGTGGAACACGTTGTACAGAATCTGGTACGGCATGCCCATGCTTACAATGCTGATGTTTTCAGCGTGGCGGTTGCTGTATGCACGTCCATTGTACGGCAGCTTGCACTGAGATATGTTACTCATTGCGTTACGCTGCGCCTCGATAGGGTTAATACCCACAAAGATATCACCGTCAATACGGTAACCTTCCCAGACTTCGTTAACCCAGAACCACTCGATTTCTTCTCCACTCTCCTTGTTCATCTTGTAGGTGTCGTCAACCATGAGCTCTTGAGCAACACCAAACTCGTCAGTGTACGTCAGCACACCAACCTTCTTGAACGACTTCCAGCAGACGTGCATCACTTCGACAAAACGCTCGTCGTCGCCGAAGTTCTCTTCGACACGCTGGAGGAATGGGACAGAAAAGCTACCACTGCGATTACGATGTGGGCTTTCAACCTGAGAAACCTGCTGTTCATTAAGCAAGTCATAGAACTGGTCGAGCACAGCATTACTAGACATCAGCTCACGCCGAACTGCCCAGTCTCCGTCTTCGATAAACTCAATACCGGGAGACTTGCTGTAGTCGAGGTCAAGGGGGGACACCACGTCATACTCAACTTCGTCCATGCACACGCCTTTGTATGAGTAGACATATCCGGAGACTAACCAATCAAAAAACGCAGCCTGCAACTTGTCCGGCAAGTCGAGGTAGTCACGAAGGTAGTTAAGTACCTGCTGACCCACAATCGCTCGTGAGTCTTGGTACGTGGTGTCCATGTATTTAGCAACTTGCTCTGGCGTCTTCGTCTCTTGAGAGTCAACGCCCGTGTCCATGCCTTGAGCATTAAGCTCATTAATGAACATTTGTTGCAAGCTTTGGACAATCTGCTTTTGCTTTTCTTCCTCCATCTTGCTTACAGCGTCACCGTTAGTTACAGTCACTGTGTAGTTAGATGGACGCTGCGTCTTTTCACCCAACAGCAAGTCAACGACCGGCTTAATGATGTTGTAGTTACGCAGCTTAGCGGGGAAGTTTCGCTTCTTACCAGCCTGTGAGTTGTACGGGTTGGTAACGTAGTTGTAGTCTTTCTCGTTCAGCGTGCCGTTATAGGCCTCGTAGTATCGCAGCAAGTCCGACTTGGAGTTCTGCAAGAACGTAGATTGATTAATGTAACCTTCCACGCAGTCTTTGCGCCACTGCTTAGTCTTCTTAGTGGACTTAAGTTTCTGACGTGGAATGTGCTTGTTGTTGTCGCTCATGTCTTAGGTAAAAAAGTCGCGGTTAAAGAAAGAGCCATGGGATTCCTCCACCTCCTGCTTTGCCACGGGCTTTGATAACAGGTCCATCATGTAAAACATACCAACTAGGAGCGAGGACGCACGGTCGAAGTTGCCCCTGTCGTTCCATTTGATAAGCTCGTCTATGAGGCCTACGTCGTAAATATAATGCAAATTTAGCTTACTATCACCATTCTCGTCCATACTTCTTTTGGTACGGAGCCAGTCACGCAGGTACAGAACTGCCTGAGCCTTACGGTGTTTGCTACCCATTGATAGTCCATAGTTACGTCCGAGGGCTCGCGCCTTGAAGTTATTACTCTTATCAAATAGCGCCACCTCTTCCATCAGCATGTGCAGTTTCTTGTGCTGCTTGGCGTAGGGAATAACGTTACCTCGGTCGTTCTCGAACCCTATCTTGGCGTTGTAGTACTCGGCAAGCTTAAACAGGTTGTCGTTGTACTCGTCCTGTGTCTCGGGACGTCCCACATAGCTAGCCACAATCATGTCGTCTGGCTTGCTCCACGGGTTAGCACGCTTCATCACGTAGGCAGAACCCAAAGAGTTACCGACAGACGAGTCGTGCGCGTACGGGTCATGCGCGATAAAGTACAGGTTGTTAGGTACACGCCCTTCGTCGTCTCGATAAGGGGATTGGTAGACTACTACGCAACCTGTAATGTTGTCGCCCTTCTGGTGAGGAAACTTGTCGACAGGCCTTACTTGGTCCGACGGCTTAAACTTAACACCAGCTTGCCCGTGTACGAGAATACCCGGTGTACCCACTTTAGAAGTCGCACCCGAGCGGACGATATAGTTCCTTTGATTGACCAGTTCTGCTGTGGGGAAAACGTTGCTTCCTGACTGTAGGAACGCTTCACGGGGTTTCCAAGGATATTCAGTGATGAGCTTGTCGTAGACTTTCGCATCCTTACTGTTCCGCTTAGTACTTTCCCTTTTATTTGATTCTTGGAATTTGGCATCTTCGATTAATGAGTTACCCTCCTTGTCCATAAAACCGACCTTGTT